TATATTCATTGCTGTTGTATTGCAAACTGGCAAATATGTTGAACTGTTCACTGCGCAAAAAATAACCAGCCAGTGTAAGTGGTGCGCTTTGTTGCAATATAATCTGACCATACGGTACTAGATTGCCAAGATCTCTGGTGTTGTTGGCGCCAGAAATTGGTCCTGCCAATTGAGACAAGTTTTCGCAAATGCTTTCGTAATGTGTGCGAATGGTTCCCAGGGTGAAACTAGGACTGTTTCCATTGAGTGGGTTGTTTTCTAAATTGGTAGGTACCTGATAAAATGCCACTGCACTGGTTTGATCACTCAACACCAATACTTCAATAACATCTGTGGGCAAATAAGTTTGATTTAATGTTATAGTTGTGCTGTTGGTGCCTAGTATAAAACTGTATTCATTGGGTTTTAAAAATACTGAGCCAACATACACTTTGATTACAGGGAGAGCTGTGGTGGCATTTGCAGCCACATCAAGTTTCAATGATTGCCCTGTGTAGGAAAATTTGAACTGTTGATATTGTTGACTGGTAGCAACAGCAGTTTGCCAACCAATAAGTTTAGCAAAAGTGGTACGATCAGCATATTCTCTTGCCACACCTGAACTGATGTCAGACGTGACTGAAACATTGTCTCTCACATACAAAAATGTGTCCTGATACAAGTTGTTGGCAAACACAATGTCACCAACGTTGTTGATGTTCAAATATTGCAAAGGAAATTGCAGTATTGGGTCCAGTATGCTAGTGTCGCCTACTGCATAGCTAAACAGTTTGCTGCCTGTAAACGTGCTTGATTGATACTTGACAGGATCGCTAAAACTTACACCATCCAAGTCGTAGACATTGAACAAAGGTGCTTGCTGTACTGCAATTTTTTGTTGTGATTCTGTCCAAACAGTACCATTGTACCAAAATGTTAATCCTGTTAGACTGTTACCTTGCAAACATAACACACTTTGATCAGCCAATACTTCGCCATCGTCTGCCAAGACCAAGTGTATAATTGGTTGTGCTATCAACGGAGGCACAGTGTCTGGCACAATGAATTGCACCACATAAACTTTGTTGCGTACTACGGAATCTTCGTCTGCAGCAAAAATTACTCTACTACCATCAACAAATGTATAACCATCAACACTGTACGCGGTTGATCCTTCGATGTTGCTGAAAGCATCTGTTTCTTCAAAGTCAATGACATCAACTGGCTGTTTGCCTTGGGTGCCCATGTTGTATAATCTGATGTCTGGTCTGAAATTGATAATTGGACGTTTGGCTCGATAATTGTTGTCCAGCACAGCAACTACATTGTTGTATTCTGCTGTGGCCAATAATACGTCTACATGAAACCAACGGTTGCTGCGAGTCCAGGCATTGAGATCTTTACTGGCTCGATCAATGGTAAGATAGTCAAGTTGATCAGGTTCTGCAGCAATGGTACTGTCATTGGCGTCTTCCACATAACTTTCAGGGGTAACAAAATTTCTAACAGGCAACAGTTCAATTGCAGTGCCTACTCCAGCCACATAAAATTCATTGTTGCTGAATGCAGTGGCAGTATTTTGGTATATGTCAGTGGTCAACGGCACAGTGGCACCGTCAGCTACATTACTGACAGAAAATTGAATACCATTGGCTGATATACTTTTAATATAATAAATTTGTCCTGCAACCACACCATTGCCTGTTTCAGGAAATATAATTTGCTCGCCTTGGTATAATCCCGCAGTGGTGCTACAAGTAAAATAATTGCTACCACCAGTAGTAGCTGAACATTCAACAGACAAAGTACCTGATCCGTAGTTGGCTGGAACAACGTCTCCTGTGAATTTGACTTTTAAACCATTGGTAAAGCTAACTCCATTGGAAGAAGTATAGCTTGGTTGTCCAATGATTTGGTCGATGAAAATTGTGCTGTCTTGTACAGGGTCCAACAACACTATGCGTCCATATATTTCAGAATCAGTACCGTCTTGATAATACAATTCATCAGCAGCCGCAGTCAGCAACGGAATGGGTTCAAAATTGCCTGCAGCAATTCGATACCAACTAGTATTGCTGTAGGTGATACCATAACTGATGGTGAATTTTTCATTGACTGCTACCACAGCAATACTGGTCAAATTTATAATATCAACTCCGGCCACATTAACAATGCTGATTTGATACACATTGGTATCATTGGTGTCATTGACAAATACCAAAGTCCTGGTGCTGAGATATGTGATACCATCAATACCACCATAGGTGGCAATGAATGTATTCAAAGGTTGATTGTTGATCTGATTGTATTCCAGTGTGGTCAATAGATCAATTGGTCCCACATCAGTGAGATTGTAGTAGAATTGCTGTGCAGTTTTTTGTGGCACATTGAATGTGATAATGCCAAGGTCTTCACCATTGTTGGTTACTCCCAACACATCACGATTGCTGATATTGGGGGTGGCAGGTACTACCCCTGCAATACCTGGACTAGTCTGAATCCAAAAACCTGGACCGGTTCCTGGCGTGCCATCAACAATGTTGATTGAGCCTCGTAGATTTATTTGATTTTCGCTGACATAGTACAAGGTATCAGGCGCATCTTGTGGCACAGTGAATGTTACTAGACCAAAACTACTGCCATTACGACTGACTCCAGAATTATAGGCATTACCAGTGCCCAGGGTCAGATCAGTCTTAATCCAAAAAGGATACACTCCATTGAGCGTGATGTTGAACACATAGGTGTTACCACGTGTTAGAGTCAAAGTAGGATTGGCTTGTTGATCTATAATGTATGATGTGATACCATTGTTGGTCACACGATAATTCACTGTTTCCTTAGTGTTTTGTGCCACTTGGAATGTGTAGCTGCCGCCGCGTACTAGGTTAATTGTGGGATTTTCTCCTGACAGTCCTGAAAAGGTGTAAACGCCATTGGCACGTACCACTGTGAAATTGTCAGTGTCGGGTATGGTAGGTGCGTTAACTTCTACAACATCCGGCCCAGATGGCATCCAAAAGTACTGGCTAAAGTTTACAAAACTGTCATAGTCAACAAATGGATCCCAGGTGTAATATTCGCTGTTGTACAGTTGATCTGGTCTGTTTTGGTCGCCACCTTGAAATCCAATGGCATCATTGATACCAGGATAAGTTATGACATTTTTGATATTGTTGGTGTCAGGTTCTAAGCTGACAACGCCTGGTTCTAGTTGATAGTCTTGGCGTGTTTTGCTTGGTTCGACCACGTATTTGTCATTGGGGTTTACTCCTGGGCCCACTGTGCGGCCTATAAAGCCCTGTGTCTTTTTAAACTTGGGCTCTTGAACCATTTGATCCAACGTGGCGGCCAAGAATTGTTTGTTGACTGGTGTTTGAAATATCTGTGGAAGAAAATCTACTGATCTTGTACGTGCCATTAAATTACTCCGCTGCCTGGTGCAGTACGCAAGTTAGTACTGGTCAATGCTTCAATTACATCAATGTTGTCAATGGTAGCGCCATTGGCAAAAATTTCATTTGGCTGACTACGAATTTCATACAAGTCGCCAAAACTTTTTTGTTGGTCCAGTGGTACCAACACAACTGAACTAATAATAGTACCCAGCTGTCTGTGCAAATATGCTGCCAGTTCAGAGAAGTAGAATGTATCACCAAAGTTCCATTTGTCAATGCTGAAATATGCATTCATTTCTGCCAACACCGCACTTTTTATTTCACTGGTACTGGCTGTTGAATTCTGCGCACGAATAACTTTGATTGTGGCTCGTAATTGTTGTGCTGCCTTGGCGCCAAACAAGGGTTTGAATACCACTGAATTGATCACAATGTTGTCTGAAATCATTTTGTAGTCTTGTAATCGTTGGTATTCTGTGCTGAGTTCATCTATGGTGGGCATTTCAGGCTCAAGCACAGTGCCTGTGGTGTCACGCAACCAGTTTTGATAAGCAGTGTAATAACTCAGCGTGACAACATACAAGTCAATGATGTTGGTGGTTCCTGGATCAATACGATTGGTTAACGGGCTATTGTGACGATACTGAAAATACAAACTTTGTCTGCCAGTTCTAGCAATCCATCCTGATACTGCAACAATAGTACGAACTCCTGTGGCTGAAATGCTGAGTTGATAAAATGCATCTTCCCCATAGGCGTAGAACACCTGTCCCGGAGTCCACTCAGTTTTAGCCAATTCAATTTCGTCCAGCGTACTGTAATCATAGATCACCACACCTTGTTCAACCAACAAATAACGTTGCAAATTGTCAAAGTCCACTGTTTCTTGCAGGAACACGTAAGGGCCTGCAGTGGTAGCTGGTCCCACTACTTCGTTAAAAAAGTCTGGATTGTCGGGTACACCGTCGTTGTCTGAGTCACGATAACTTACCAGCACTTGAAAGTCGTCTACATAGCCATCGCTTTCCACAGGTTGTCCAATTATGGTGGTGTAGATGTCACCAGGCAATGGCTCTGTTGAGTCAGGCTGTGTGTTTACCGCCAAGATGTTGACAAAGTCTTTGATAATGGTTCCTGTGCGGCTGTCATAGATCAGTTGATCTTCGTAGAAGAAGAAACGTGTTTGCAACACTGAACCAAAGTTATAGGCCAACCCACGGAATGTGATGGTGTAGTTTTGATTTTGTATTACAAATGATACCAACCAAGATGAGTCCAGACCAGGAGCATTTTGATCAGCATATTGCTGGCTCCAGGCAGCAACAGTGGTGCCATTGCTTTCATAAACTTTGAGATTGGTGCTGGTTATGATGTACCAGGTGTAAGGTGTACCGGTGATGTCGCCATTGCTGTCGTAGCCCAGACCAAAGTTGCGATTCAACAAAATTTGTTCGGTCATGGCCTGTTCTACAGAATTGGGCAAGTCTGTCACAAACAGTGGAATAATACTGTCTACAATGGCGCCAGTGGGCACAAAGTTGTTTATGGTCACAGGACCTGCACCTGAAGGTAGGTTACCCAGGCCACCGTTGTAGCCATCACCCACAATGGCCTGTGGGCTGGCCCAGATCTCCATGCGTTCATCTGCACGAGTAGCTGTTCCTTGTACCAATCTGTTGTTGCGATCAAAGTAGTAGCCAGTGGGTGGCACAAACTTTATCAATGCTCCTGGAATCACATATTTGAACATTGTGGTGGTAGTATCGCCTACAGGAATAGGTGTGCCGTTGGGCCATGTGGTGCTGATGGTGGTATTTCTAAAGTAGCCAGTGGTTTCATTGGCCATGGTGGTACTCTGATTCCAGGTGTATCCAGACAACCATGTGATATTTGTGGGCACTGTGGTGCTGGTTATTCGTGGAAAGTTTTCGTAATAAAATTGTTTGACTGTGGGCCCAATCAAGGCAGGTTGTACTTGATTGGTAATCACATCAGAAATGTCATTGCGATTGTCATAAGAAAACAATATGGTAGGCAGAATGTTTTGACGCCACAGCGCACCATCACTTGAGAATGTGTTGGTTGAACTATACTTGCCAGTGTTGTCTACTAAGTCAAGATAGCGACTGGTACCAATACTAGCACGGTTCAACGCCTTGCTCTTGATAATTGAATTGTATTGTGTGTATGGGAACAGGTTGTAATCTTCACCGTTGACCATGCGATTTTGTGTGTAGTAACCTGCAGGAGCACGTTGTTTGATTTCGCCAATGGGTTCACGTGCTTGGCTGTTTGACACAGGACGTGTGATACCACAGGTAAATGTAATGGTTTGCAAGTTGCCGTTGCGGTCAGTGTATGAGATGGGCAACACAACGTTTTGCATTTCTTCAGGATTGATAATATACTGCAAACCGTTGCTGGCACGTACATAAGCGCGGAATATACCCACTGGAATTTCACTGAACACCCCGTCACCAAACACCATGGTGATCTGGTCATTGGTTCTTGACGTTACACTATAAATCGGTTGTAGTACATTGTTGCGTTGTTCAGCAGCGGTATAAACGTTTTCCACATATTGCCATTCGCGGCTGATATTGCCCAAGTCGTCCAATTGAAATAACCAACGATCTTCATTGTTGACACCTTCGACATTGATATCCACTGTGCGGTTGGCAATACGCTCGGCCAAGTTAAAATCTTGATTTTGCAAAATACCTTGTTTGAAGTAGAAAAAATATCCTGTGTTGGCTGACTGAAATCCCAGTTGATCATTTCTAAACAACACGTTGAACACTGTGTTGGGCTGTGGCGCTGGCTCATACACATAGTCCCTTCCAATACTGGTGGAAGTGGTGGCTTCAAATGGCATATTGATGCCATCAACCGTGGCAGTGTAAGGTATCACAGGCAAAAAACCAGGTACCAAGTTAATGCCATATTCGTCAGTGCGCACACCCAGTATGGTTTGACGATTGCCAGGACGTCCCACTTTTTGACTGTCTACCAAGCTGGCATTAATAATAGTAGTGAATTGTTCTTGCCAATCTGGATTGGTGGGGTCGGCCCAATTTACAGTGACATTGCTGAGATTTACACCATTGTAGTCCACAACGTTTTCTGTGGTGGTTACATTGAATACTTTGAGAAAACCTTCAGCTGCTGAATTACGTTTGGCTGTGTAGCTCACAAGATTGGCCAGTCGGACCACTGAGTCTCTGCGTTCAGCAGTGTCAATGTAGTTTTCACGAGTGTTTAAGTCAGTGCGGAAAGCCAGGGCCTGGCCCATGAACGCCATGACGTCCAGCAAAGCAATAAATTCTGAACTTTCAATGTAGTCATTGAATGTTTCAGGATAATACAAACGCAAATAGTCAATGAAACTTTTGCGAAGAGTTTCAAAGTCGTAACTTTGGAAGTCGGCTTCGCGATAAGTTTGGTAGATTTGTTTCCAATCTTCTACACCAAATATTGCTGTTTGTCTTGTGGTTGTTGCCATTTTTGTCTCGTCCGTGCTTTATTTATTCGTAATAAAAACGGCGTAGTTATACGTAACTGGCATTGCGAGTGGTTTCGTCAAAGAATATGCTGAGTATTTCAGCGTTGGTGGTGTTTATTATTGTGACTTCTAACTGTATCAATATACCATTTTCTTGGGGGAATACCTGTATGTCATTGATGGTGAGTCTGGGGTCACCAGCAGCCACACGTTGTATTTCAGCTCGCAAATCTTCTTGCAATTGTTCTACTTGATTTTCAAACAAAAAACTGTAAATTGTGGTGCCATAGCCAGGACGCCCTGGCAGTTCACCTTGACGAATGTTGAAGGCATTCAATAGGTCGCGCTGAATCAACTCAAAGTCAGTGAGTGTGAACTTTTTGTTTTGATTGATAGTGTTGAAGCCAATGAATGTGGTCATGTTGATATTTATGGTGTAGTTTAACTGCCATAATTGAGATCAGGAACTTTGTCGTTGCCCACGATTCTGGTAGTAGCAGCATCAACGGTGATTCGGTCAACTGTGTCAGTTGCTTCTCCTGGTGGTGCCTGTTGTAACACAGCATCATTTAGTTTTTGTTCTGCTGTACCAACGGCAAATTGTGCTTCTTTAAACTTGGCATCAAATTCAGCCTGCTTGTCTGGCGGCAACTGTCCTCGAATCCAGTCAGTACCAGCTGCTGAATTTTTGGCAAACACCGATGATATGCCTCCAAGTTCTTTGGCATTGAATACATCCAGCGGCACTCCCAATGAACTGGCCGTGGCCAACCCTGAGTTCATTAAATTTTGCTGTGTCAAATTCTGCGCCGCAGGATTTTTTAAAAAACTGTCAAGACCGGTGACACCGCCTGCACCAGTCCACACAGCAGGACTTTTCAACACTGATGTTAGATTGTTTATGCCTTGTTTTAGAAACGTGCTGGCTGTGCCTGGTTTGAGTAGTCCTGCTGTTTCCAACTGTGTAGCATCAAATCCAAACTTGCCAACTCCCACTGCATTGGTTATTTGATCAAAATTTTGTCCAGTGGCAGTGCCTACTGATGCCATGGTGGCACGAACATCAGTGGTATCGAGACCTGACATGGGCATGATTGCTGTGGCTGTTTTGGCAAAATCCGCAGTGGTAATACCATTGGTCACTGGTACACCAAGCAAAGCGCCAATTTTAGCTGTGGTCTGTTGCAGTATGGTACCACCATTGGTGATGCGACTTTGCAAATTTCCTGTGGTACCTGCAGCCAATGACTGCTTGGCACTTTGTGCAATACTCACAAACTGATTCTGTGTTCCTTGATCTGTGCCAGCAAATCCAGCAAACCCTTGTGTCACTTCAGCCCGAGCCGCTTCAAGGCCATCAGCGGCTTGTGTTTGTGCGCTGAGTATGTCACCAGATTGAAAACCAGTAAGCCCACCTGCTGACGCTTGCTTTTGAAAAATAGCAAAGGCCTGTTCACGTGTCATGTTTGGAGGGCCGCTGACTTCAAAAACCTTTGATTGACCGGCGCCAATCGCTGTTTTTATACCAGCAAGATCAAAAGTAAATTTACTCATAATGCTCTGACCACTACCCCAGCTGGCACAGCCGGCGCACCTGGTGGTGGTGGTGGTTTTCCTTGTTCTAACTTGACCTTTACATCAACTCCTAGGTTGTGATAAGGATAAGGTTCATGTGTGGGTGCTCTAGGCACAATGGTTTCCAACGCACTGTCCTTGACTTGCCAGCCTTTGGCAGTGTCAAACTCGGTGTCTGACAGCAAGATCTTGGCAATGGGCTTGGGTGCTGTGACTTCGGGTGCAGCAGGACCATTCAAATCAATGCCACCGGCTGTGAACAACAATGCATCACCACCGTTCCATGATCCTGAAGCACTGTTCAAAGCTAGAGTACCATCAGACTTGATGCCAATGGTGTTTTTGCTGTAGATTTTGAAATCTCGCTGCGCAGACAAATTGAGATCAGTCATGGCTTCCACAGTCATGGCATTGGCAGTTTTGACCTGTATGTTGCCACCAGCATACATGTTGATGTCGCGGTCAGCATGCATGTTGATGTCACCATTGGTGCGTATGTTCACAGAGTTAGTGCTGAACACATCTACTGTGCCTTCTTTGCCAAACTCCAACCAAGTCTGTCCATTGGCATGGGTGATGTAGAAAAAGTCACCTGAATCGTTCATGGTGATTTGATGACCCTTGGGTGTGCGCAGTCTAAACAAGGCATTTTTACCGTCAAGGTCACCATCGTCCATAACAAGAGTGTGTCCGCCCATGCGACCAATCACTCGAGCATCCGCAGGGTCGAGTTCATTGTTTTGAATTTTTTTACGTATATCATTGGGCTTCATACCACCGTTGTACACGGGTATCCCAGGAGTGCTGACACCAAACACAGTGCTGGGTGTTTCACGTTGGCTGGTAGATCTTATGGGCCCACGTTCAATGTCCCGGTTGAGCCCTTGTTGAAACAACACACCTGCAACTACATTGTGTACTGGCTTCTCCTGATTAAAAAATTTCTCATTGTTAACTATTTTTTCGTTGTTGACGTTGATTTCTGTGACTGGCAAGTACTCATCGTTGACAAAGTATGTTTTTTGATTTTGGTTGGTGGTTACTTTTTTGTTACTGCTGCCCACAGCAGGAACCATGTGTCCCAGTCCTGTGTCAGGCACAACACCAATGTAATAGCCCAGTTGACGGTCACCATTGGCAAACACACACAGCACTGTGATGCCAATGTCAGGAGGAGTGAACCACATGCCATAGGCATTTTGATTTTGTGTATATTCACCTACATTATTTTCTGCGTTGTTGCCTGCGGGCGTGTAGCCATAAAATCCTGGCAAATATCGCACAGTGGTCCATTTGGTACGGTCATTCATGTCACCACCACTGAACGTTTCTATGTATACCTGTAAACGTCCTGCTCGTGTGGGGTCCACATTGTTCATCACAATGCCTACGAATGGACCAAATTCTGAGGGTACACCGCCACGATCTAATTTGTAATTTTGTGGTCGGCCTCTGCTGCGTTGTATTTCTTCTGACAAAATTGCTCCTTAACTTTCTCTTACTATGGTTTGTGTACGGCCTGCTGTGACAAATGGGTTGACATTCAGTGGCTGTGGCGACGATTCTGTGGTCTGGATAGGGACTACACCAGATCCAGTGGATGCCCGCGGATATGATGACGGACCAACTGTGCTGTTGCTATTGACAGTGGCTGGTGGTGTGGTAGAGGCCACAATGTTGGTGGGTGGAGGTGCAGTGGCTGGTCTAGTGCCAGTAGAGGACAATGCTGCTCCATTGGTGATGCTGTTGACCACGCTGGTGTTGGTGTTGGTCACAAAGTTTTGTGCCACTGTGGGTGACTGTGCATTTGACCTAGTAGAGTCCGCCACATCTGTGGTACCGTCTGTGCGTTGATTTGTGGTTTGTGCAGTGGTCTGCCCAGTGGACTTGCCCACAGTGTTGGTGCCATCAGGTTTGGGAAACATGAACAAAGAGCCTTCAATTGTCTGTTCAAATTTTCCTTGTCTAAACTCACTGATCACTCGTGTGGCCTGATACACTGTGCTTTGTATTGGCAGTCGGTCTTTGGCGTTTCCCCCCGCATAAGGGTCCGCCAGCCCAGTGTTTATATCATAGTCTTTGGGACGTTGCCAGGAAATTTCAAACATCACTTGTTCAGCATCAAAATTTATGGTGCCATCAGCAAAAAACGGTGAAAAACTGAATTCTTTGGCATTGACACCACCGGATATGCTGCCTTGTTGAATCCAGGCCGGATCTCCTATGATTCGCATTTTGGTAGTGCCCATGTTGCTGGGACTGTAGAGATATTCAGCGGCATTGGCTTGCACTTCTAAGGCACGACCTTGTTCACCTTGTCTGCTTTCAGAGCTGGCAGCCATGTAAGTGTACTTGGCTATTTCTCGCATGCTGGAAGTACTCGCTTCTCTCTGTGCTGCTGCTATGTTATCTTTTGCAGTGGTGCCAGTTACTGTGAGGTTGTAGAGACTGTTGAAGTTGGCAGTGAAATCCAGCACTGCGGTATTGGCACCAGTGAACCAATAAGGATATGATTTATGAATGCCACGAAATCTTGTGAGTGGAAAGTATCTAGATTCAAAGTTTTGCAAAAGATAAGGAGTCACAATGAACAAAATGTCATAGGCATGATCCCTACGTTTGGGATCATAATCGCCTTGCGTGGCTTCAAAACTGATTTCATACCATTTCATGGGCTTTGTCAGGTCCAGGTTGGGATTGGTAGTTTCAATTTGAGTCTTGGCATCTATCACTGTCAACTGTTGACTCAGTATGTAACTGCTGTTTCTAATCACCAGATCAATGGCCTGCACCAACTGCATGCCAGCAGTGATACTGTAGTTGCGATTTGAGATGTCTACCGGGTTTTTTTCTGGATCAAGTGCTTGATTGGGATCTGGAGGTCCCATAGGGCCATCGTCTGACTGTTTAATTCGTCCGGGCAATATCAGTGTAGCATCGCCAATGCCACCACTAAACTCAATGGCATAAGTGTCTGCCACATTATAAATGCCTTTCTTTACCAACTCTTGCTGATAGGCATTCATGGCTCCCATGAGTCCTTGTTTGATCACCAGCTTGGAACTGGGTGCCGCAGATGCTTTGGGCGGAGGTGGCTGTGCTGCGGATCCAGAAACAGCCTGTTGAGAAAAGTCTGGCCGAGAAAATACACCACCTGTGGTTGTGGAGTTTCCAGGACTGGCATTGGGTGCTGTGCCGGCTGTGTACTGCAAACCATTGCCCAGCAACGCACTCACTGATGATGCTGTAAACTGTGTGTCATAAGGCACAGTGCCGCGACGGGTGCCGCCAGCAACCATTTGACCAATGGGTGCGCAGTCAAAATCATAAGTGACCAGTTTTGAGCTCACACTCCAGTCAATTTTTTTAATGAGAAATGGTATGAACTTTTCAACCACAGCATTGGGATCTGTCAGCCCTGTGTTGGGATCTGCAGCACCC